CGAGGGCTGATCGACGACGAGCTCCGCGCTGACCTCGAGGAGGAGCTCGAGGACCAGATCCTCAACGGTGACGGCAACGGCGAGAACTTCGCCGGGATCGCCAACACCGCTGGCATCCAGACGCAGGCGTACTCGGCCACTGTGACCGGACTCGACCCGCTGCTGGAGACCACCCGAAAGGCCAAGACGAAGGTCAAGTTCGGAGGTGGCCGCTCGGTCCCGAGCGGCTACCTGATGAACCCGGCCGACTGGGAGAAGATCGATCTCGCCCGCATGGCGAAGAACCCGGCGAACGAGGCCACCGCCGGTGGTGTCCCGACCCTCCACGGTGTCCCCGTGGTCGAGTCCGAGGGCGTCACCGAGGGTGTCGGGTACGTCGGCGACTTCCGCAAGTCCGTCCTGTGGGACCGTGAGCAGGCCACCATCCAGGTGTCCGATTCCCACGCGGACTTCTTCATCCGCAACCTCGTCGCCGTGCTCGCAGAGCTGCGGGCCGCGTTCGGGGTCATCCGTCCGGCAGCGTTCGTCGAGATCGACCTGACCGCCGCCTGATCCGACAACGTCACCCCGCAGGCCTCGCGCTGCGGGGTGACGTTCCCACCACCCAAGACCCCGGAACGGGAGGTAGCCATGCCGCTCAACATCTACGACGTCACCATCGACGGCACCCACACCACGATGAAGCTCACCGACGAGGAGGCCGAGCGGATCGGCGCCACCCGCGTCAAGAAGCGCACGGCACCGAACAAGGCCCGCACCGCCGACAGCACACAGGCGAAGGACCACGACGTCTCGCACGTCTGTGAGGACTGCGGGTTCGAAGCCAAGACCGCCGCCGGCCTCGGCTCCCACGCGCGGTCCCACGAGGACGACTGATGGATCTCGTCACTGCGGCCGAGCTCCAGACGCTCGTCGACTGGGACCTGGACCTCTCACGCGCCACGCAACTGCTCGACCTCGCGTCGGGACGTGCCGCCCACATCATCGGTCGTGACCCGACCACGGCCGCGGCCTCCGAGACCTACGACGGCCCCGGAACCAGCATGCTCATGCTGCGACGGTGGCCGATCTCCGCGGTCGAGTCGGTCAACGTGACCGCGCCCGACGGCACCGAGACCGCGCTGACCTACCGGACCGACTACCGCTGGTCGGCCTCCGGATGGCTCACACGCGTCGGGTGGTGGCCGTCACACGAGCAGTCCATCCGGGTCACCTACACCGCAGGAGCCGACGCCGACACCCTGACGGCGGTCAAGGGCATCGTCCTCGCTGCAGCAGCGAGGACTGCGGCGAACCCACAGCAGCTCGACGCGGTCTCCAACGACGGCACCTCGCTCGACTTCACTGCCGCTGCCGGCGTGCTGTCGTTCACCCCAGAGGAACGTAACGATCTACGGGCCCTTGCGTGATCGGCCCGGCGATGGCGGCAGCCGGCGCGACGATCCGTCAGGTGATGGTCGACGGTGCGGTGTGGCGCGAGCAGTCGACAGATGACGGCTACGGCGGCCAGACCATCGGATGGGTCGACCAGGGGCGCACCGTCCAGGTTGTGCAGCCCAGCGCCGCCGAGCGGGCCACGGCACTCCAGGAAGGCGTCGAGGTCACCCACACCGCGGTGATGCCCGTCGACGTCGACATCGAGCGTGGCGACCGGATCGTCATCGGTAGCAACTCGTGGGAGCTGCTGTCCGACCCGCTCGTAGCAACCCACGCCGCGGTGTCGCGCGCCCGCGCGAAGCAAGAGCCGTGGGACGAACCAACCACCTGATCTGAGGAGACGCCATGGCATCTGTCCGTTACCGCAACCTCGACACCGAAGTGGTCGCGACGTTCGCGAGCCATGTCCGGCAGCTCGACCGGTCCGACCGGTGGGCGCTGGTCGAGGACACCCCGCTCCAGTCCGCCAGCAAGGACGTGTGGGTCACGTTCGCCGAGGCCCGCGGTTACGACCCGGCCGAGGGGCTCACCAAGGCCGAGATCGTCGAGCAGTTCGGGTGAGGCTCTCCACGCGTGACGTCGACAAGGTGACCAAGGCGATCCGCCAGGCCAAGGGCGACGTCACCGGAGCGCTCAAGCAGGCTGTCGGGGAGGAGCTGCACGCCATCGCGACCGACCAGCGGATGACCGCACCGCGGGACAAGGGCCAGCTCGTCGCCGGCATCACCACAGACCAGCCCCGTGACCTCGCAGGCAGAGTCACACAGCGGACCGTCTACGCGATCTGGATCGAGTTCGGTCGCAAGAGCGCCCCGGCCCAGCCGTACATCGTGCCGTCAGCCGAATCGGCTCGGCCGCGGTTCCCGCGGCGGGTCGTCGACATCGTGAGACAGGCGGTCTGACGTGCCGAACTCCGATGTGCTCCTCCCCCTTCAAGGTGCGGTCCGCAGCTTGCTGCTGGCCGACGTCACCTTGGCCGGGAAGGTCTCCGGAGTGTTCGACAGCGTCCCCGAGGGCACCGCCTTCCCGTACGTCGCGATCGGCGACGCCACGTCGAATCCGGACAACGCCCACGACCGGTTCGGGGCCAGGTCCACCGTGACCCTGCACGTCTGGTCGGCCTACCACGGGTATCTCGAAGCGCTCGACATTGCCGACGACCTGCTGCGGCTGCTCGACCACCAGCCGTTGGCTGTGGCCGGACACGACACCGTCGCGATCCGCCACCAGCAGACCGTGCCGATGCGAGACCCAGATTCAGACCTCCGGCACGTCGCGTGCCGGTTCGCCATCGAAACCGAAACATCCGCCTAACCGCGGACATCCACCAGTCGGCACAGCCGGCAGAAAGGCACCATCATGGCAGGCGTAGACGCCTTCGGGACCTCACTGGCCCGAGACAACGGGGCGACCTTCGACGCGATCGCGAGCATCACGTCGGTCTCCGGCCCCGGGATCTCGCGGGACACGGTCGACGTGACCGCCCACGACTCCGCCGACCGGTACCGCGAGTTCATCGGTGGCCTGGTCGACGGCGGCGAGGTCTCAGCAGACATCAACTGGGACCCCAAGGGCGTGCTCGGTGCTGGCAACGCCACGACGATCCTGATGGGCGACCTTGAGGACCCCAACCCGGTGTCCTACGAGATCGCCTTCCCCGACGGGTCCAAGTTCGCCGCGGCCCTCCTCATCACCGGGTTCGAGCCTGACGCCCCCCACGACGACAAGCTCACCGCTTCGCTGTCGTTCAAGGTATCCGGCAAGCCCACGTTCACCCCGGCCGTCTGATGTACCTCTCAGCTGACGACATCCTGAAGGCCGACGACCTCCCCGTCGAGGACTTCGAGGTCGCCGAGTGGGGCGGCATCATCCGTGTGCGTGGCCTCACCGGCACCGAGCGGGACCGGTTCGAGTTCAAGATGGCCGCGGCCCGCAACGACCCGTCGAAGATCCAGGTCCGTGCGGACGTCGTCGGGCGTTGCATCGTCGACGTCGACGGCAAGCGGGTCTTCACCGACCGGCAGATCGACGCGCTCGGCAACAAGTCCGGGGCCGCACTCGACAGCGTGTTCGACATCGTGCGACGCCTGTCCGGCATGGATGACTCGGCAGTGGAGGATGCCGCCGAGGATTTCGGCGACGACCCGAGCGACAGTTCCAGTTCCGGCTAGCGAGCCACCTCGGGATGACCCGCGGTGAGCTGCTGGGTCGGGTGTCGGCCCGTGAGCTCACCGAGTGGGCCGCGTATGAACGGGTCGCAGGTCCGTTGGGGCCGGCCCGCGCCGACGTCCTGGCGACCATGACGGCGTTCTACGTCGTGTCGGCGCTCGGGGCCAAGAAGGCCCGGCTGGACAAGATGCTGCCGTCCTGGGACCGCCGCCCCCAGGACTGGCGTCAGATCAGAGAAGTGTTCAAGGCGCTGACTGTCGCCAACGGAGGCACCGTCGACTAGTCGACGAGCAGCTCGTAGGTCGCGGTCGCCTCCCAGGCGCCACGGTGTGTGGGGCAGTGCTCGACAGCGTCGTCGATCCACAGGGCGGCTGAGATCTCCGGGTCGCTCCGGCCCTGGTCGGCCATGTAGTCCTGCACCTGCGGGACGAGCTGCGCGAGCGACATACCGGAGTCAAGGTCGGAGCAGAACGACGCCTGCAGGTCGTCCGGGCCGTCCTCGGCACATCCGGCGAGGGCGACCACCAGCAGTCCTGTGGCGAGTGCTGTGCGCATGAACCGTCCTGCAACGTCGACGAGGTCAGGAGGCTAGGCCATGTCCAACCTCGCTGACCTGACCGTCGGTGTCGGGATCGACGACGACGTCACCTCCGGTCTCGACACGGTCGAGTCGAGGGT